GTAGAGAATATATTGATGCGGAACTTAGATCTGTTGTTATCGGTGACTGGGGTGATGTTTGGAAAATTCCTACTGGAGACTGGGCAGCTAACAGATCATATACACAAGGAACCTTAGTTATAAACGCTGGTAATATTTACGAGGCACAAAACACAGAAACATCTGGTTCTGTTGCTCCTGTTCATAGCACTGGTATTGTAATTGATGCTACTTTAGATGAGCAAGATCCTAATAACAACGTTGATCCTGTTGGTGTAAATTGGAAATTCATTGAATTTGGTAAGGACTACTGGTTAGATCAAGTTATTGAAGATGCGTTATATGATAACATCACTACTCCCGATCTAGTTACTGCTCCATTCCAAGTAGAAGATGCAACTTATGCTCCTGCATCAGGTAACTTAGTTCTCACTATTAAGAATCACGGTCTGACTACACAGGATAAGATTCGTATTACTCCTAATTCACTCACATTTACTTGTGATATGGATGGTAATAACTCTTATAAGACATATCCAAGACCTACTGACCCCGCTTTCAAAGAAGCGATGACTATTGCTGCAGTAACTACTAATACAGTTACTGTAAACGTGGGTGCATCTCCAACTGTAAATTACACGGTTACTAATGCAACTTATGATGAGCAAGGTGGAGATTTAGTTCTTACTATTGGTAATCATAACTTGTTTGAGGGAACTGCTATTAGATTAGCAGACAACTCAATTACATTTACTTGCACTCAAGATGGTAATACTAGTAATAACTCTTATCCAAGACCTGGCGTAGATCCTTACGCAGGAACTGCAATTAATATCAAAGAAGTATCTCACGATGCATATGATATTGATGATGCTACATATGTTCCTTCAACTGGAGTAATGACACTGGAAGTAATTGGTCATCCATTCGCAAATGGTGATAAAGTTCGCTTTGTAGATGAATCAATTGTATTTACATGTGGTCTTGATAATGATCTTACTGAACATGCATATCCTAGATCTTCCGACCCATTCAGCTATAAGTGGTTGACTGTATCTAACGTCAATGGTTCAAACTTTGATGTTAATGTTGGCATATCTTCTAATACTTCTACCCACACATTTAAGTACGCTCTGACTGAGGCTCTAGATCATCAAACTGGAACTATTACAGTTAACGTAGGTGTTGGTGCAGAAGCCGATCAATATCCACATACTTTTGTATCTGCGACTTCTAACGGTGTTATCACTGGTGGTGGTTATACTCACACATTCATTGAAGCTGCTGATAATGCAATTCAAGGTCCTACTAGAGTTGCTGGATTTAATAATACTGCAACTATTGATAATTTAATTCTTCTTGATTCTCCTGTAGAGAATGAAGTTGCTGGAGTTAATATTTTCCCTGTAGGAGAAAGAGAGCAGTTTGGTGCTGGTGGATGGACAATTACTGGTGGTACTATTAGTGCTGATGCAACTGTTGCTCCTGATGGCACAACAACTGCAGACAAATACATTCCTGGTAATAATCAATTAGAAAAAGTTGTAGAGAGAACTTACAACCTCCCATCATTTGATACCTTTGACGATAACACCATCAAGTTTGATAATACAAATGAAACATTTGATGAAGGTGCTGCAACTTCCTTCCAAGAATATACTTGGTCTTGTTTCGTTAAAGAAGGTGAATACTTTAAGTTCCGTCATAGTATTTCTTGGAGTGCTACCGATAAGGCAGAATTTACTTGGGACGCTGTAACTGGTGCTGTTGGTCCTTCTCTATTCATCAACGGTAACGTTGTGGTTGGCGATGGTCTTGATGCTGGTACTCCTATCCCAGAATCTGATCTACAGAAAGGTCTTACATGGGGTGTTAAGCCTTACGGATTCGGTTGGTTCAGACCTTTCATCACAATCAGAGTTCCCTTTGGTATTTCACAACTTTACATCAAAGAGTATATGCTGAATAATAGCGGTACTCTTGCTGGTGCTGGTTCTGAAGGTGATGGTTCTTCTGGATCTTTCATCTGGGGTGCAAAACTTGTTAAGGGTAGACTTGATCCATTTGAAGCTGCAAGTGGACAGAAGTTCTTTGTTTCTGATGAATATAATATTAAGAAATTTATTATTAATAAAGCGGAAGATCTTATTGAATTACAACTCAATCAGAATCAAGTAAATCCTGCTCCTGAATCTGGAACTATTCCATTCTATGATCCTCAACTTCCTGAGAATTATAATACTGCAAATCAGATGCTCAGGTTTACTAATACTTTCAACCTTTATAGAGCACAACTTCAAGACAGTGATTATTGGATCAATCTTGACATTGTTTCTGGTATTACTGTTCCTGATCAAACCTTTGTTGCTGGTGGTGGTAGAAATGTTCCTATTGCACTTACAAAAGAGATTGTTGGATCTGATTTCTTCTATGGATTATCTTCTGATGGTTATGGTGAAATTGAAAAAATCACCTTCAGTGAGGCAACAGTTGCTAAGGTTTACAAGAGATTCAAATTTAATGGAGATCAAGTTACTCTTGGTACTGCTCTTGCAGACTTTGAACTTGGAGAAACTGTACAAACAACAGGAAATGCTGCTAACACAGGTACAATCTATGCACTATGGGCAGATGAAAACTTCCGTTACATGGATGTAGTTGTAACTGGTGGTACGTTTAGTCTTTATGATGGTATTACTGGTGGTGCTGCTGGTACTGCTCTTGCAGGTGGTACTAACTTAGTCGGTTCATTCACAGGTCTTACTAACGCTGGTGCTGACAGTAATAGAGTTCAGGGTTCTTACACAGTCGCTGCAATCGGTGGTAATGGTTCTGGGGCAACATTTGATGTATCTGTGGATGACACTGGTGCAGCAAACGTTGTTATCAACTCTGGTGGTACTGGATATTCAGTTTCAGAAGTTCTAACTTTACAAGATGTTAATATGGGTAATGGTGGAGGTTCAGATATTACTCTGACAGTTGATACTCTTACCAACGCAGGTATTCAGGAAAGCACTGATAGATTACAAATTATTGATCTTGTCAATGGTGCTGGATTCTCTGCTGGATATGCTTTCAAAGGTTATACAAGCACTTACGAAGCAGACACTACTAACTTTATTAAGAACTCTGGTGCAGTCATCAATAACCTTGGTGGTAAACTCACTATTGATACTGAAAGTATTCAAGGATCCTTTGAAACCACTTCTGTAGTTTATCCTGATGCAACTCGTATTTCTCTAGACATTATCAATCATCCTGGCATTACTTCAAGTATTGATGTTGGTGATAATATTGTTGCTACTGGTTATCAACGTCTTGGAATTAATTTAACTGGTATATACGCAACTTCAGACTTTACTGTTGGAACGTTTGTATATCAAGCAAATAGTAATGGATCTCAAATCTTCCAAGGTGCGTATGGATATGTTACTGGATGGGATGATGCTAATAACTTCCTTTATGTTTCTCCAATCGGAGATTCTGTCTTCCAGAATGGTCTGAACGTAGCACAATATCCTGTAGGTAATACTAATACACCTACCATCTTTGGTAGTATTGGTACTACTGTTACACAATCAACTGTTGCATACGGAACTATCACTCGTATTGATGAAGTTGGTCTCGCAAGACGTGTTTACTTGAGTGACGTTGTTGGTACATTCTCTGGTTATGATACGGTCGTATCTGATGCAGGATTTAAGGCAGCGTCTTATGTCAAGGTTGATATTCAGGGTAGAACCAGCAGATACTTCGTTGGATTTGATGGTATACAAACTGCATTCAAACTTACTCAAAATAACGGTACTCCTTACTTCCCAGATCCAGAGGGTCACATGATGATCTTTGTCAATGGTATTCTTCAACCACCTGGCGCAACTGGTTCTTACAGTGCATTCTCAGATACTATTCAGTTCAATGAGGCACCTACACTTGGATCTTCCTTCACTGGATTCTATCTTGGTAAGATGCGTCAGTTAGATGACATCAGTTTTGAGTTTGACTCTTTACGCTCATCCTTCAACCTTAAGAGAGATGGTACTTTCTACTCTCTCGGATTGACTGAAGGTGTTCAAGCAACTGAATCTATTATTGCGGATAACAATATTATTATCTCGCTTAATGGTGTTATTCAGGAACCTGGCATTGGTTTTGAACTGGTTGGTTCTCGTGTTGTATTCAAGGAAGTTCCTCGTGTGGGATCTACTTTCGTTGGATTTGCATACATCGGTTCTGATGCTGACGTTACAAGATCTGAGGTTGTACCTCCGATTGAATCTGGTGACTTCCTTGACATTCAAGGTGAGACTGTAGACAGAGAGGTTGCTGTTATTGAATCTGCAAACACTTTGGTCACATTTGAATATATCGGTTCTATCTTCGGTCGCGACGCACAAGGTGAAGCAAATATCCTCAAGGGTAGAATTGACGGTGTTCAGGTAACAAATCCTGGTTCTGGTTATACAAACCGTCCTACAGTTCGTGTTGATTCTTCCTCAGGTTTTGATGGAGAAATTAAAGCACTGGTTGGTGTTTCTCGTGTAGATACTACTAATCCTGGTACGGGTTACGGTTATCCTGAAGTTGATGTATTGACAACAGTTCCTTCTGATTACACTTCTCCTGACGTTACTCTATACGGAGAAGAACCTTATTTCTCTGTAGAGATTACTGATCCTGAAGTACAAGATGTAACACCTGATCTTATTGAAACCATTACTAGTGGTGACATTCCTGGTCAAGGAACATCTGATCCAACTCAGACTCCAACTGCAATCACAGACTTCGCAACCACAGGAACATCCAATCTGTCTAACGTTTGGATAAGTGGTTCCTAAATAATAAAAAGATTCGTATAAGATGCCACAATCAAATACAACAGCAGTATTAGAAAACGGGGTGCTGACAGTTACGACTGATCAGCGTCCTGAACCTGCTTTGTTTGGGGAACCTCTAGGTTCTGGCAATTTTCCTGATAATCCTAATTCTGTTGATTCTCAAACGAATGATGGATTCGCTTTTACTATCAGAGCTGGCACTAACACATCTAATCCTCAGGCAACTACACTTGGTCCTCAAGGTATTGCTTTGAATGGTGTTGTACTATTCAATCCATCTGCAGGACCTGGTCCTTTACCTGGTCAAACAGTATTTCCTGCACCTAATTTTAATTGGAATGCAGTATATAATGCCGCAGCATATGGTGTAGATAAGTGTGGTGGTCATCCTGAGCAAGATGGAGAGTATCATTATCATGATGGTAGTTTTTTAGTTAACTGTTGGGGAAATGCGTTAGTTCAATCTAATGTTTACTATAGCAGTTCTCAGTTTGAAGGAAATTTTTTCAGACATCCTGATGGTCATTCTAAGATTGTAGGATTTTGTTTTGATGGGTATCCTATCTACGGTCCCTTTGGATATAATCAAACTGATGATAGAACTACTGGAACTAAAAGATTAAAATCATCTTTCAGAGTTCTTACCACTCCTGCTGATGGTAGACAATTCAGTTATGCTCAATATGAAGCTGGTAATTTTGTACAAGATTATGAATATGTTAATGGGTTGGGAGATTTAGATGAGCATAATGGGCGTTTTTGTAAAACACCTGAGTATCCCGATGGAACTTATGCATATTTCTTGACTTTAGATGAGGATAATTTACCAGTATATCCATATATCTTCGGTCCTACTACAAAAGAGCAAAGAACTTGGCCACCAGAGGACTTTGTAGGTGATGATCATAGTGGTCCTACAGCACCATTAAGTAATACTGACATTCTCAGAATTACTAAAACATGGTCAGAGGCAACTAATTTTAATTATGATTCAGTTGTAAGTCTTCCAGCCACGCCACCTGAAGGAGCTCCTCCTCTTCCCGATAGATTGCCAGTAACTATCTTGTTACATGGTTCTGGTGGAAACGGAGCACTTACATTAAATAGATGGCGTGAGGTTCTACCTGGTGAAATTTTAGTATCACCTACTGGATACCTTAACCAGTGGAATATTGTTGATGAAAGTAAGGCACCTGATCTTCAGTACCTGACTCAGTTAATTAGAAATCTAAGAGAATACAGCAACGTTGCACCTGACAGATTTAGAATTGTAGGTGTATCTAATGGTGCTGCATTAGCAATTAGAGCATTCTTAGAACTGGGAGATGCTGGTTTGAAAACAGTTGTTGCTGTTGTATCATCTCCTCACGTTAATCAGTGGAGAGAGGGATCTTGGTATCAACCGATTAGTCATGAAAATACTGGTAGTGCTAATGCTAACTATGGTTATACCAGAGCATTTACTCCTCCAACAGGAAGAAGAATAATGACCATTGCTAACACCAATGATACTGTTATTCCTTATACTGGAGGAATAGGAGGCGTACCTAATACTCAATTCCTTGATGCACAATTCTCGGCCTATCTTTTGGCCGCGGCACAAGGATATTCAGGAGATCAATTAGGAGATGCACAAGGACAATCTTATGGTGGAGATTGGCCGAATATCTACCTATACAAATATTTGAATAACACTGTTGTTCACCTTAAGAGCAACACTGGTCATGATATTAACGCTGGTCATGAAGCACTAATCAGACAGTATATTGAATCTGATGGAATCGCTGCTGGTTAATCCCTAATAAATAACTAAAAACCTTGGTCTAATGGCAAAAGAAATTCTGCAACTTGGTAATGCTGCCAACGACGGAACGGGTGACTCCCTCCGAGCAGGTGGTACTAAAATTAACGCGAACTTCTCCGAGTTGTATGATTCTCTCGGTGGAACGGCTGGTGCTACGGGTATTTTAATTAACACTGCTTCTCCGAGTGTTGGTGAGGCATTGACGTGGAATGGATCCGCTTTTGTTCCTGATTTACCAAGTAATAAAAATATTTTAGAAAGTAACTTAAATGTTAACGGATATAACATCGTATCTTCTAGTAATGGTAATGTTTTAATTCAGTCGGATGGTACTGGTGATATTGTTTTAAGAAATAGTTCTAATAGTACAGATACTATTATTGATGGTGCTGATGGTTTCTTCAAATGGAGAGCACCTTATGCTACAGCTGCTAATTTACCTTCAGCAACTAACTACGAAGGTATGTTTGCGTTTGTAGATGATGTAAGTAAATCATATTTTGCAAATGGTAGTGCTTGGGTGCAGTTAATTGATACTGCAACAGGTAGATTACAAGACTTATCAAACGTTCAAGACACAACATATACAGATGGTCAAGTTCCAACTTGGAATGCTGTTAACGGTAGATTTGAACCTGGTACTGGCGGTGGTGCTGGTGGAGGAAATATTTTCGCCACATTTAACGCAGACACTGGTTCTACTACAGCACTAGGTGCCACTGATACTCTGACAGTGACAGGTGGTACTGATATTACCACTTCAATCAGTGGTGATACGTTGACCATTAACTATGCTGGTGGTGGAGGTTTCTCTTTCTCAGGTTCTCCTGATGAGGGAGACCAACTTTATTATGATGGTAATAATTGGGTTCCTATTTCATCTCCTTTGATTCAATGGAGTCTGGGTAATAATGGTAACTCTCATTATACATTCTCAGGTCCTGGTTTCAGTGGCGCTACGAATGATCCTCCGTTGTATTTGCATAGAGGACATACCTATAAATTTGACAATAGTGGTCAATATACAGTTCACCCATTTGAAATTCGTCAGTCATCTGGCGGAGCAGCATACACAGCGGGTGTAACTAATGATGGTGCAGGTTTAGTGACATTCGTTGTCCCCATGGACGCTCCTGCAACTCTGTACTACCAATGTACCGTACATGGTGCTATGGGTAATCAAATAGTAATCGTCTCATAATAAATGACAAGAACAGTAACTGGATCTGGTGCTTCAATTGAGCCGCTCTTTAACAAAGAGTTCGGTGTATCAAGTGTTATTGTCAAAAATGGAGGGTCTGGATATGATCCAACAGATCCACCGAAACTTGAGGTTGATAATTGTGGAACTCCTGAGATAGAAGCATTATTATATCCTATCATTGAAAGTGGTAGGATTACTCATGTTAGGGTTTTGAATCCTGGTAAAGGATATGACCCTTTAAGAGTTGTAATTTCTGCACAGCAGGATGACAATCAAAGAGTAAACACTTTTGATATCAGAAGTATTCTGACTAGTGTTGCTGTTTCTATGACAACAGGTGCATTTCTAGGAGATCACCTGACATTAAAAACAAATAATATTCCTGACCCTGCATTAACAGGAACATTTCCTAGCGCATTTAATAATAATAAAATTTTTGGACAGGATTACAATCATGAAATTGTATATCGTGGTGGTAAAGATATTCCAGTTTTAGATCATGATGATAGAAGAAGTGAGCAAGTTGGTTTATTAGCAAACGGAACCCCACTATTTTCTCCTGATGCAGGTTCTAAAGGAACTCCTCCAGTTGGATTTAGTTTTAATAGCGTACATACAAATATTTACGACCATGATGTGTATCATGGATTTCCAAATGATACTCATTTGTATCTTTTCCAAGATGCAAAATTTATCAATTCTTTTGCTGCAACAAACGGTCTTTTTTCAATAAAGAATTACTATAGTTCTACTAATTTTGGTGGTGATAAATCACGCCATCCTAATGGACATAGTAAAATTCTTGGAGTATCATATGATGGTTATCCCATCTATGGATCTTATGGATTTACCACAGCTCTCAATGATCAATCGGCAATTAAAAGGATTGAAACTGGTTATCGTCTCAAAGCAGGGGTAGAAATTGATGGAAATCGTGCTGCAATCAACACACCTGCCTCTGTCACTTACACTATTACCGTTGCTAATGTGGGCGGTATTAACAAGTACATCTTTGATGGTGGTGGTTTTACTAGTGAAACTGCGCCAGTTCTGCTCTTAAATCGTGGTGATACTGTAACCTTTAATCAGGATGATGCTACTAATGCCAACCATCCTTTAGCATTAAGTACAGTTCTTGGAGATGCAAACGGTCAAGCATGGCATGCTGCAGGACAAACTTTATACGATGAGGATCTTCTTTATCAGAAAGGAGTCACTTATCTTTTAGATGGTGTATCAGTAACTTATAACGACTATATTTTAGGATTTGCATCTGCTACTACAAGGTCTCTTCGTATTGTAGTTCCAGATATTGCTCCTGCAAACTTCTCTTATTTCTGTAGGTATCATGCCCTGATGGGTAATAAATCCAATAACCTTGGATTTACTGCAGGTACTTTTATTGAAGACTTTATTCATGATCCTACTTTAGGAGACTTGGATGAATACAATGGTAGATATTGTGTAACTCCAGAATATCCAAACGGAACTTATGCATACTTCCTTACCATTGATGCTTCTTTAGAACCAGAATATCCATATTCAGTTGGTAATGAATATTATAGTGATGTAGTTAGATATGGTGAAGATGCACCCGATCCTAATAACGAGGTTCCTCAGGGTGCTAGGGCAGAAGTTATTCTTGATGAGGATAATCCTGGTCAAGTTCAATATGTAAAAATGATCTCTGGTGGTGATGGATATTTTGGAACTGCTAGAGCGGACATTCTTGGTGGTGAGGGGACTGGTGCTGCTGCTGTTCCTGTTACTCAGTCTATCAGTGGTCTTTCTCTCACGAATCCTGGTAGATCTTATATCAACCCTCCTTCACTATTTTTCCAAGGTGGAGGTGGACAGGGTGCTGAAGGTGTTGCTAATATTGATTTGTCTGGTATTATTACCAGCATTGATGTTGCTAATCCAGGTAGATTCTATCAAGAACCTCCTTTCGTTTTAATTACTGGAGGTGGCGGTGTTGGAGGTAGAGCAACTGCAAGAATTGATCAAGGTCAAATTGTAGGTATTGATGTTATTGATCCTGGTCGTGGATATACATCTCCTCCTAATATTATCTTTACTAAATTAGTAAATGTAAAAAGAAAAGTTAGAACAAGACAATCCTTTAACGCATCCTCTTTCTATATCACAGGTCTTCAGCAATCATTGAATACTAATGCCACAGAAGTGGTTGTTCAATCTACTGATGCATTTCCTGGTTCTGGTACATTTATTCTCGGTAGAGAGATTATTGAATATACAAGTAAAAATGCCAAGAAGTTTTTAGGATGTACTCGTGGTACTAATTTCAGATATGACCAAAGAGTTATTGTTGATGGTATTCAGAACGTTAATGGTGTATCTACATATGAATTTAATGTTGGTGATAGGGTTGTTCGTAGAGTAGATAATGCTTCTAACAAAATTGCAAAAGTATATGATTGGAATCCAAACACTAGAGAACTATTTGTCATCTTTGAAGTTGACGAACTTGCTTTCATTGATGGTGGTATCCCTTCTACTTCAGATAGGACAGTTGCTTTTGATGGCGGCACTCCTTCTGCTAGTAATCTGAACCAATTACCACATGTCATTGAAGATTCTGTTGGTGACAATATTGTAGTTTATCAGTTGATATTGACTGATAAGAAGTTCCAAGATGACGATGAACTTTCTGGTGCTGGTGATGGAATTCCTGATCTTGTAAACACTGGAACTGAGTTTGAAGATCAAATTAATCTAGATGGCGGTATATATAATTCATTATATGGTATTGAAGAGACTCAGGGTGGTACTAACACCACACTATTTTCACTCGGTGATCAAGTAAAAGATGCATCAATTCCATTCAAATATGCAACTATTGAATCTGCAGGTGGTCTTGGAGATGGTATTGAACATACTTCAAGAATAAAAATTACCTTTGATGACACAGATAATAATAGTATCAACTTTATTGTTGGTGAAACTGTAACGGGTCAGAGTTCTTCTATTCAAGCGACTGTGGAATCATGGGATCTTGGAACTAGAACATTGACAGTAATTAACCCAGTTCCATATTTTACTAATAATGTAAACCTTGGTATCAATGGTTATTTCTATCAATTCTCAGAAAGATCAACGGTTACTCAGATCCGCGTATTGAATCCTGGTCTTGATTACACATTGACACCTACCATTACAGTTGAAAATAGTGGTGAACTGCAAGCAACTGGTACGGTATCCATGACAGGAGATGGTGACCAAGTTGCTTCAATCACTGTGACCAACGGTGGTTATGGATATGAGAAGATTGTAACTGCAGGTGTACTTCATCCTACAGTAACCTTTACTAATGCTGGTGGAGATACCACTGGTTCTGGTGCAGTTGCAGAGGTAATCTTGGGTGGAGAAAAACTCAATGGGGCAGGTGGTGCATCATGGAGAATTCAAAGTATTGAATATGATACCCTTGCTCGGAATGAATAAGGTTTAGAAACTACGATAAATAATAAGGAGGAACTACATTAGGCAATGGCAGCTCTATTAACTGACCAGTTCAGAATCTTTACCGCACAGAAATTTATCAAGTCGTTAGAAGGTCCCGACCCTCTTGCGTCAGATACTGTTGCGGGTGACGACCGAGATCGTCTATACATCTTTATTGGCCGCCCACAGGAGTGGGATAATGAAAACTCACCGCCGCAAGCAGTTGACTCATTTGATGAGTTTTCTGATGCTTACGATGATATGATGTCATTGAAACGTGTTCTTGCTGCCGACACGATTCAAGTTGTTCGTCGTATTGACTGGATTCCTCCCGAGCAAACCACTGGTGGACTCGGTTTTACATACGACATGT